ATGTCTTAGAAGTGTAGAGTAAAGATAATAGATGTATGCATGTGTTTAGACTTAAGGTATAGGTAGGATATAGGTATTGAGAAAGAGAAGAAAAGAAGTGTAGTGAGAGAGTTTAGTTAATCTAAATCAGTACTAGAGGTAAATAAACTATACCTTCTCTCAAATACCTAGGGATTATAGTTACTGAGGTCACTATCTCTTTCTAAGTTGATTGTACTATCTCTAGGGTGTGCAGGAGGTGTGTAGGGAGTGTGAAGAAGGTTTATAACCTACCCGTTAGGGTAGGATATGGTTAGTTACGTAGAGCCTTAAGCTCTGCTTGAGTATAGCAAGTAGCTTTGTGTAATGCTTTAAGCTCTGCTTTAGAATATGTTAGAGCAGTAGACCTGCTAAACAGTTTGAATAGGTTAAACATAGTAACTCCCTTAATATATATTAGATAGTAAACCTACTCCCGAAGGAGCAGGTATGGTTCTACAACTCGATAAGCTTCATATCAGCTTCTAATTGACGCATTTCTACATCGTTCTCGATACGTGAACGGTTAGACATCATAGATGCTTCTTGTAACAAGATTTCTGTCATTTTAACACCAGAGTCTAGGGTATTAGCTACCATCTGCTCAGTCTTATTAACTGATGTAGTAATCATGCGTAGGACTGCATTGAATGTACTAAAGAGACCGATACGTTTCTCGGCTTGTTGTTGAACTTGTTGCTGTGTTTCTGTTGCGTTGGCGTTTGCCATGATGATACTCCTGTACAGGGATTAAGATAACCGAATTAGTTATCCACATAAAAACAAGATAGGTGGTTATGCAACAGTGGTACCTACGAAGAGAGAAGTAATAAGCCCTACCCGTGAGGGTAGGGTGATATTATTTAACGGAGTTAAGTTTCTCTTCCACTAAGAATGCTGCGTAGCCTTTAACAAAGGCTCTAACGTCTTCTTCTTCTTTCAGTCTGTCCTCTTCAATTTCTTTAAGTATTTGCATACCGTATTCAATTAATTTATCAGTAGTCATGCTATTCACCTATAAGATGGGACAATGTTATCCCACATAAGAACAGCATTGGTACCTATGTACACACACATAGAGAGCATGTAACACACGTTGTATGAATAGCTATAGCATTAGGTCACATTAGATAGTTAATGCACTGATGCCCCTGTAACGTACAGACTAGCGTACAGTTAGATGGGGTGGCATGTTTGTAAATTCATAAATGTCAATTTGGTAGGGGGGGTATGTCGATTCTCAAATCTCTAAACATAAGAGTACTGAAACCGTATCTAGATAACATAAATCTGAAATACTTTTTTCTCACAAAAAAATTATAATAATTTTGTATAACCTGCAGATAGTAAAAATCCCTAGCAAGTATTTAAAGCCTGCTAGGGATCTTAATATATCCCTGTACGGATATAGTTTAGTACTTTAAGGAGATTAAACATGAATGCACCTACGATTGCTTGTTATCTATGTAGGCAGGATTTGCTATGGCAGTCCTTATGAGTTTTAGTATAGAGGTATGGTTTTGGTTTTGCAACACTACCCGCAGGGTAGGCATGAAATAACTTGTGATTAATTAATGTTATTTGGAAACAGTGGGAAGGGTTCCACCAATCTTCTATATATATAGCTAGACATGGGTGTCTACCAAAAAAACATAACATACTAGGCTAGGTAAGGGTTTCAGGCTGATTGTGTTATCTGAGTTTGGTCGACATGGGTGTCTAGTTGTATAATAGGACAATGTTGTACAAGAATAGGATTAGACAAAATGGAAGTATTTAACAGTTTAAAAAGTAATAACTTTACTAAAGTAGATTATGCCGTTTTAAGAGACCCACGGGTAAACCTTATGGCTTTTAAGTTATATGTACATTATTGTAGCTTTAAATCAGGTTCTAATTTCTCAGATGAGTATCTTGCTGTATTATTAGGTAATGTGAGTACTAAGTCTGTGACACGAGCACGGAGTACATTGGTAGATATTGGTTTGCTGTTAGTAGAAAAAATATCACCTAGAAGATGGATAGTGTATGTACGAGATACCGGCACCACGTTTGAAGAGATTAAAAATAAGAGAAATAAGACAATGGTAATGGAAGGATAAATATATGCGCGGATTAGATACATACACAGTAATTCATATGGATAGCTCTCCTAAAGTAGTTTCAGTAGACCTAGCTGTAATAACTGATACTAAATTAAGTGATGAGGCTAAAACCCTCTACACATACTTACTTGGAATAAATAATAGTATTGGTTCAGAAGATGAGCATATAATTAGTGCACTTGGATTAACTGAAGTAGACTACATAACTAGAAAAAAAGAATTGGAAGCTGCAGACCTACTTTTATACGAGAAAGACGAAATAAAAGGCGATGCAATGTATATAGGTAATAGTACAGAAAAAGCTTCAGAAAGTAGAAGCAAACGAGAAGCACTGCTTAATAGCATAACAAACTAACTAAGCGGATTACGTAGTATGTAGCGAGCTTGCGAGCTAAAAATACTAAAGTAATACGCGGTTATAGTTCAAAGAGGTAATAAACAATGTCAAACAAAATGACTATAGAGCAATTCCAAAAGGTATTGCCCAAACAAGTTAAAATAGCAGTTACACAAGATTTAGTGGATTCAATTAATTTAACTTTATCTGATCCACAGTTATGTCAGAAATACAGAGATAATTTATTGAGTTACACTAACGTAATGAAAGATGGTAAATTTAAAATACAATCTTACATAGAAGCAGTAAGGTATGTCAGTTTTAAAATGCTAGGTGATACTAATATTTTAGCTTTTGCTAAGGCGTTACCTGATAGGTATCAAAGCTTTTTAACTGCAGGCACTAGTGATAAAGATATAAGCTCTTATGTTTATGCATATAGTAAAAATAAACTAGTTAATTTAATAATTGAACAAACTTTAATCCCAAGTCATATTTTTAATGCAGATATGTATCAACAAGCGTTAAATACTCAAGTAGAGTTAATGACTACAGCTAATAGTGAAAAAGTTAGATCAGATGCAGCAAACAGCATACTTATTCATTTACGACCTCCAGAAACTAAGAAAATTGAATTAGATATTGGCATAAAACAAGACTCGTCTATTGATGAACTTCGTGCAACTACCCTAGCACTAGTTGAACAACAAAGAGCAATGATAGAAAATAGTTCAATGACTGCAGAACAGGTTGCACATTCTAAATTTATTACTATAGATGCTGAAGAGATAGATTAAATGCAAAGAGAAAAAATATCCCAAGAAGTTGTACAGTATTTAAGAGAAGTAGATTTCACAGTTGATACCTCTTACGTGCCATCTGATTTTGCTCTTTTATTTATTAACTTTATTAAACTAGTTAATGGAGAAGAGGGAGAAGAGAATTTAACACCGGTATTGCACTATAGGATGTTAGATCAAATAGGCGGTGGTTATCAGGATATTATAAACATGCTATTTCGAGGGAGTGCTAAAACTACTCTACTTGGTGAGTATTTATTTTTATTTATAGCTGTTTATGGTGAAATACCTGGATTTGGTAAAGTTAACTTAGCTATTTATGTGTCAGATTCTATAGAGAATGGCGTAAAGAATATGCGCAAGAATTTAGAGTATAGATGGGAGAATAGTAAATTTCTTCAAGAGTACATTCCTCCAGGGAATACTAGATTTACAGATGTTAGGTGGGAATTTAAAAATAAATCCGGCAACACGTTAATAGTAAAAGGGTACGGTGCACGTACAGGTGTTCGTGGAAGTAAGGAAATGGGTAGACGACCTAACCTAGCAGTCTTAGATGATTTGGTTTCCGATGAAGATGCTAGATCAGCAACAGTAATAGCTGCTATTGAAGATACAGTGTATAAAGCAATTGAATACGCATTACATCCTACATCAAGTAAGGTTATATGGTCAGGAACGCCATTTAACTCACGAGACCCTTTGTATAAAGCAGTTGAGTCTGGTGCGTGGTATGTAAATGTGTATCCAGTATGTGAAGTATTTCCTTGTACTAAAGAAGAATTCAAAGGCGCATGGGAGGATAGGTTTCCTTTTGAATTTGTACAACAAAAGTATGATAAAGCATTAAAAGCAGGAAAGATTGATACATTTAACCAAGAGCTGATGCTACAAATTATGTCAGATGAAGACCGAGTAATTTTAGATGTTGATATTAAGTGGTATAAAAAAGCTACACTAATAAAAAATAAAAATACATTTAATTTTTACATTACGACTGACTTTGCTACGTCAGAAAATACTAGTTCAGATTTTTCTGTAATATCTGTCTGGGCTTACAGTAGTAATGGAGATTGGTTCTGGGTAGATGGTATATGTAAGCGTCAACATATGGATAAAAATGTAGATGACTTGTTTCGGTTAGCCCAATTGTATAAACCACAACAGGTAGGTGTTGAAGTATCAGGTCAGCAGGGTGGATTTATTTCTTGGATTCAAAATGAAATGATGACTAGAAATAACTATTTTACTTTGGCTAGTGAAGGCAATAAATCAAACCCCGGTATTAGACCTAATACAAATAAAATGGTTAGGTTTAATATAATGGTTCCAATGTTTAAATTAGGAAAAATGTATTTTCCTGAAGAAATGAAACAAGAACCTATTATGATAGAAGCAATAAATGAGTTATCATTGGCTGCACCTAGTGGATTTAAAAGTAAAAAAGATGATTTTATTGATACAATATCCATGCTAGGTAGTCTAACCGTATGGAAACCCTCACAAGGTAATACAATAGAAATGCACAAATCAACTGATAATGTGTGGGAATTAGATGATGAAGAAGAAACTAACTCTCTTGGTTCATACATAGTATAATGAACTAACTTATAAAGGAAGTGTAATGCTAGTTAATGATTTATTTAATTTGTGTAAGGCAAGTGCTACAAAACAAATAGTAGTAGATGAGCCTTCTATGCTCTCTTTTATGAACTTAGGTATTACAGAGTTATACAAAAAGTTTGATATTGCAATGCGTGAGCAAATAGTAGAAGTAGATAGCTCCACTAACGAGTACAAACTTCTGGCTGATGTAATGAAGGTATCAGCTGTTTACACTGATTCTATATATCTTGGTACTGAATTATCAGTTACTACAAGCACAGAAGTTGAACCTGTTATAGTATCTTTACCTGTAAATGACGATAATGATCCCAACAGTGTTTACACACCTTCTACAGGTGTTTTAATGGTACCTTACCCTAAAGATAATCAAATTCTTTCTGTGATATACAAAGCAAGTCCTAATGTGTATACTTCAATGGACTTAGAAAAAGAATTAGATATTGAAGCACAATATATTTCACCACTAGTTATGTACATAGGCTACTTGGCAAATCTCGCACTAGAGAGC